TCTCTTGAGTCTACACGTTATGGTAAGATGGTAGTTGAAAAGGCCGGTGGTCACCTTGGCGGTGGCAGCAATACAACTGGTATCATCACTGCTCCTGCTTCTCTGTGGGAAACCGAAGTTTCTACAACCATGGAAGACGAAGTACGTCGCCGTTTAGTGATGGCTCCACTGCTTCGCAACGTTGCAATGCAGACCAATGTGATGAGAATGCCTCTAAACCCAGAAGCTGGCAAGGCTACATGGGTTATCAACAGTGACTTTGGTAATAGTAACAACAACAGTTCTGGTAGCACAGACACTCATGTGTTGAAAGAAATCACTCTGAATGCCTTCAAGGTTGCCACACGTGAATACATGGCTCTTGAAGAAGAAGAGGATTCAATCCTAGTGTTACTACCTATCGTTCGTGATGCTATGCTACGCCGTGTTGCACGTGCTGTAGATTCAGCCATGATCAACGGTGCTGGCAGTGGCAGCGACCCAGTCAAGGGTGTTGCAATGTACGACAGTGCAAGTGCTGTTCAAATCGACAGCGCGAACGCTGTAACTGTCGCCAAGATGAGAGCCCTTCGCAAGGACTTGGGAGCTTGGGGTCTAGAGCCTTCAGAGTTGGTTTATGTAGTTAACACAGAAACATACTACAACCTATTGGACGACACCACATTCCAGACAATGGACAAGGTCGGTGATCGTGCTACGTTGTTAACTGGTCAGATTGGTAGTATTGCCAACACACCAGTGGTTGTAAGTGGCGAGTTCCCAGCAATCGCTGAAGCAGCCGACGGCGCAAGTACTAACATTGCAGCCTTCTGCTTTGCACCTGCCAACTTCTTGGTAGGCAACCAGCGTGGTCTACGTGTTGACACAGACACACTAACAGAGCGTCAGAGCCGTGTACTAGTGGCTTCACTACGTACTGGTCTAACTCAGCTGACAACTAACCTAGGACCTGCAGTAAGCACCCTACGTTACGTCAACGGAGCGACCTGATATTAATAAAACTGGGGACTTTTTAGTCCCCGGTTTTTCCAAAGGGCTGTGTCAGTCTTTTGGAAAAACTATAAGGAGAAGTCATGGGTGCAAACTTAATAACCTTACAAGAATACAAAGCTTATGAAGGTATCACCAGTACCACCCAAGATGTAGAGATCGCAACAATCATCCCAAAGGTTTCAGAATTTGTTAAAAGCATCTGCCGTCGTACATTTGTGGACTGGGTTGATGATGCCAAGACTGAGGTACTGAATGGCGGTACTTGTTTGTTATTAGGTGAAGCGCCTATTATAGCTATCTCCAGCATCGAAAAGAGTGAGAATTATGGTCAGAGCTATACTGACTTGGTAGAGTTCACAGACTGGGTACTGGACAATCAGAATCAACAGATCTTGCCCATTAACAGAGCCGAGTTTCCCTACTTGATCAACGGCTATCGTGTCACCTACACAGCTGGTTATGAGACCATCCCAGAAGACTTGAAGTTAGCAGTATTGGACTTGGTTACCTACTACATGAAAAATCAAGGTGCTGTACAGAGTCAAATTGCGGTTACCACAGGAAATGCTCAAGTTCAGTACCTCAACCAGAGCAACCTGCCTGGGCATATTAAACGGGTCCTGGACCTCTATGTTTTGAACTACAACTGATATGAGTAAATCAGCCCTTAGTGCAACTGTACAAGCACACATTTTAAAAAGAGTTCGTAGTCAGGCAGATAAGTTCCTAAGTGGTACCAAACTGAAAATTTTTGACAAAAAAGGAAAAGAAATATTTAATCCAGAAGTTGGATTTTCTCTAGAACAAATACGTAAAGAAACTAACCTCAATCAAGAGGCCAGCGTAAGCAGAGGCGGTTTAAAGCAGCTAGCAAATACTTTTAAGTTACTAACTGAAAAAAGTGTTTTAGCAGCAGATGCAGTAGCTTTATTGGGTAGAGATAATATATTTGACGAATTAAGTAATTTTCTTTTACAAAAAGTAAATAAACAAGAAAACGCGGCAAGTATACGAAGTAGAAGCGGTGCTTTTAAATATACTGGCGTAAGAGAAAATGAAATAGATACTACGGCTAAATTGGCAACTGCCAAAAACCGAGAAGAAAGTTTCAAAGACGTAGTTCTAGTAAATAATATCAGTCACGGAAAATTTAATGAATACTTTGTAGAGTTTTTGAGAACACAAACCACAGCTACAACAGAACTAGTAGACTTCATTAAAGAAAATATAGACACCGGACACCTTAGTGGTGTTTTTAATATCAGACTACAAAGAATATTCGGATTAAAAGTACAACAGACCAATAGATCTAATTACAGATCTATGGCAGTAACTTTCAGCGACACAAACGAAGAATTAAACGATATATTTCAAAAGATAGTAACTTTGATATCAGATGCAGATTATCTATCTAGTAATATAAAGTTAAATTTGGAATTATTTTCAAATACTACGAAAATAATATATGACAAAGACGGACCAAAAGTCTCAGTTGAAACCCAACTGTCTTTGTCAAATCAAGAAATAGGTAGAAAACTAGCAGCAAGTTCCAGATATCTTAATCAGTTATTAGATGCAGCAAAAACTACAGCAGTTAGAGCCGATGCCGTTACTGCTGGTAAAGAGATGCAAAAGTTTTTAACTTCCTTAAAACCTCTAGCAGACGAAGTTAATATCTTAGCTCAAACTTTAAAAAACTCAGATGTACAGATCCCTGCTAATGTGCAAAAAGTAGTTGATGATATTCTAAGCGATAATATTACTGTACAAAGGTTGTTATCTACAGAAGGTTCTGACCCTGCACTGACTTCTATAATTAAAACTATTGGCAGTATATTTGATGGTAAAAAAATACCAAATAAACAAGTATCTGGATCCAAAGATAAAGCTGTTTCTCAGGTAAAAGCAAAAGGTAGGCCTAAGCAAACTGTAGTAATAGCCCCAATAAAGAAAAAGCAAGTTCAAGTAAGGGCTTCTCAAGGAGCTATTACAAAAGTATCTAGCATTATATCTCTACAGAATTTAATCAATGCTAATCTGCATGATCAAATCAAGAAAAACATGGGTACAGGCACTCGCAAAGATGTATTGAACTACCGCTCTGGTAGATTTGCTGAATCCGCAAAAGTAGAACGACTCAGCGAAAGCCGTCAAGGTATGATAACTGCATTCTACAGTTACATGAAAAATCCCTATGCAACTTTTAGCCGCGGCGGACGTCAGGATAGACCCTACACCCGCGATCCTAAATTGTTGATTTCCAAAAGTATCCGCGAACTTGCGGGAGCTCAAGTGGCCAATCGTATGAGGGCTGTATTAGTATGAGTAGAAAATCAATAGTTACAGCTCTTGCAGACAAGTTCAAGCTCATCAACGGTGCTGCACCCTACCAGATAAACATATTCGACAACAGTTATCCCTATCTCAAGTTCTGGGATGAGGTCACAGACTTTCCTTGCATCTACCTTACACCCGGTTCAGAGGTTCGTGAGTACTTACCAGGAGAGTTCAAGTGGGGCTACTTATCCGTCTCCATCAAACTGTACTGCAAGGGCGATGATAGCCAAGACCAGTTGGAGAAGCTTTTAGAAGATGTTGAACTCTGTATTGACCTCAATCGTCAGTTAATATACGAAGGTTTGAGCGAGACCACAGAGATCCTAATCACTAGTATAACCACAGACGAAGGTTTGCTAGCTCCGTACGCAGTCGGAGAAATCAATCTACAAGTCCGGTACCAGGTCGTGTAGAATCAGTGTTCTATTCACCAACAACAGATAAAGATCTAGTTAAGGTGATAACAACACACAGCCTTAAAGGAAAAAATTATGGCAGTTAATTTAATTAGAGGTGCTAGAGTATTCTTTACTACAGCACTAGACGGAGACAACAGAATCGCCCCAGCTACAGCCCGCTCTGCCGCTGACACATTCGAACTACAACCTCTAGACGGTATGAGCTTTAGCCAAAATACCACTCTAGACACAGTTACTTTAAATGAGGCTGGCAGCACACCTAGCCGCGGCCAGAGAAGCTTTGCAACTGCTCTAGAAGCAGGTGATTGGAGTATTTCTACCTATGTACGTCCCAAGATGTTTGAAGGCGGAGCAGTAGCTGCCGGACTTGACATTGGTGACTTTGTGCGACCCGAAGAAGCCTGCCTGTGGAATGCTATGTTTGGTTATACCAACGTAGACTTGAGCAGTGCTTCCGCTCTTACAACTACAGCTGGACAAGCATATACCGAAACAGCTGCGCCAAACGGCACTACTGTTCCTTCAGCTCAAGTCCGTCTAACACAGAGTAACAGAAATCAATTGCTACGTTTTGGCTTGATTATTGTGTTTGACGACACAACTGTGTTGCTACACAACTGTGTTATTGACCAAGCCTCAGTTGACTTTGGTATCGATCAAATTGGTACTAT